GAAGATGGGATTTACGCCAGCTTCAAAGTAAGTCGCAGCAACAGAGGTTCTGAGGCTTTGATCCTTGCAGAAGAAGGATTGCAATCAGGTCTTTCAGTAGGCGTAGAAGTTATTAAATCAAAGCAGAAGGGAAATGTTATGTTCGTTTCCGCTGCTAAATTGTTAGAGGTTTCATTGGTAACCGAGCCAGCATTTAAGTCTGCTCAGGTTCTCGATGTAGCTGCTGAGGAAACTCCAGAGGCAGTAGAAGAAGAAATCACACCAACAGAAAGCGAGACAGCTGTGGAGAATACTCCAGAGACAGTTGCAGCACCAGCAGTAGAAGCAGCAGCGGTTGAAGCTGCTCGCCCAACTGTAGTGACAGCAACTACATTCGTGCGCGAGCGCGTAGCACCAATCACATCAGCACAATACCTAGAAGCAAACATCAAGGCAGCTCTTGGTGATGACGAGGCTCGTAGAGTAGTACGCGCAGCCGATGACTCAACATCAACAAACACAGGCTTGACACTTGCTCCACACCTAAACACATTCATCACTGACACCTTCACAGGTCGCCCAGCATTTGAAGCAGCAACTCGTCAGGCACTTTTGCCAGAGGGTATGTCTTTCACTGTGCCTCGCCTTTATACTAATGCGACTTCAGCAGATGTTGCTCCAACAGTTGCAGACACTAACGAAGGTTCAGCACCATCTGAAACAGGCATGACTTCAGCCTATGACACGATTTCTGTAAACAAGTTCAGTGGCTTGCAGCGTGTAAGTTTTGAGCTAATTGATCGCAGCCAACCAGCGTTCATGGAAATCATGATGACTGAACTTCGCAAGGCATACGAGAAGGCAACAGATACAGCACTTCTAAATGCTTTTATTGCAGATGGAACAACAGCAGCAACAACAGCAGCAACAGCAGCTGGATTGCAGTCATTCATCTCAGTAGAAGGCGCAGCAGCATACAAGGGAACTGGCGGAGATTTCGCTAACAAGCTTGTTGCTTCAACAGACCAGTGGGCAGCTATCACAGGATACGCAGACACAACAGGTCGCGCACTTTACTCAGCACAAGGCGCAACATACAACGCAGCAGGAACAGCAGTAGCAACATCTGTTCGCGGAAATGTTCTTGGCACAGATCTAATCGTGGATCACAACATCGCTGCTTCTGGCGTAATCGACAACTCAGCGTTCTTGGTTGCACCATCTTCAGTCTATGTCTGGGAATCACCACAGACACAGCTTCGCGTTAATGTTCTAACAACAGGCGAAGTAGAAATCAACCTTTACGGATACTTGGCAATTTACCTTGCTAAGTCAGGTAAGGGTGTTCGTAAGTTCAACCTAACTTAATCAACATAGGTAACTAAGTACGCTCTGAGGGGTAGTAGCCCTCTACCCCTCAGAGTCTTTAGAAAGGACAAGGAATGGCACTAACAACAGTTGCAGAACTTCGATCAACACTCGGAGTCGGTACGCTGTACCCAGATGCCACCTTGCAAGAAGTCTGTGATGCAACAGATGCAGTATTACTGCCGATGCTCTGGACTAACACTACTTTTAACATTGCACATAGCAACACAGCAACAACAGGAACACTTTACTTTGAGGACAAGGTAGAGAAGGTCTTTTATGTAGGTCAGACTGTGAACATCACAGGCAACGGATCTAAGCACAATGGATCAAAGACTCTCACTGGAGTAGGCGATTACAACATCACCTATAACATCACCGGCAACAACAACACTCCAGCAGTAGAGCATCCAGTTCAACCTTTTGGAACAGTATCAGCAGACACTTATGTTGATTGGGCATTAGACACAGCAGTCCAGCAAGCAGCTTTGATGGTATCTGTAGAGATCTGGCAAGCTCGCACCGCTACTCTCAGCGGTTCTAACCTTGTTGATTTCCAGCCAAGCCCTTATCGAATGAGCGCACAGCTTCTCGCTAAGGTGCGAGGATTGATCGCACACGCGCTAAGCCCTAACTCGATGGTTGGATAATGCCACCAGTTGCCATCACCACACTTCGAACCACTTTAGCGACTGCTCTAGTCAATAACGCTAAGTGGCAGACTTTCGCATTTCCGCCTTCAACAGTCCTTGCTAACTCTGTGATTGTCTCTCCAGATGATCCTTACTTGACACCTAACAACAATGGACAGATCACAGTCAGCCCAATGGCTAACTTTCGCATTGTGATGACAGTGCCACTCTTTGACAATGAGGGAAACCTTAACGGCATTGAGGACACAGTAGTTAGCGTGTTCGCACTACTTGCAGCATCTTCTTTAGTTTATAATGTAAGCGCAGTCAGCGCACCTAGCGTTCTCAACGCGGCAAGCGGAGACTTGCTCAGCTGTGAGATGTCCGTATCAATCCTAACGAGTTGGAGTTAAACATGTCCGATTGGGAAAAAGAAAACGCAGCCTTTCTCGAAAAGATCGGGCAAGTTGCGCCAAAGCCAGAAGCAAAGCCAGTAACTAAGAAAGAAGAGGAATAATCCGATGGCAGTTTATTTAGCAAATACAGGAGTTCTAACTGTTAATTCGGTTGATCTCTCAACATTAGTCACATCTGTAACAATCAATCGTGCTTTCGATGAGCTGGAAGTCACCAGTCTTGGGGATTCTGGGCATCGTTTCGTAAAAGGTCTAGAGGCTTCAAGCGTGAGCATCGACTTCCTGAATGACGAGGCAACAGCTAAGACACTTCAGACACTCCAAGCAACTTGGGGAACAAACACCACTGTTACATTCAAGCAGACTTCTGCCGCTGTATCAGCTACAAATCCACTTTACACAATGACATGCTTGGTCAATAACATCACACCTGTAAATGGTGCTGTTGCAGACCTTTCAACTCAGTCTGTAACTTGGAATGTATCAGGTACAATCGCAGTAACAACAGCGTAAGAAACTAAACAAAGGGGCTAAACATGGCAAAGCTAAAGATCGTTCGTAATGATGGAAGTGTGCTAGAAGGCGAGATTACTCCAGCAGTGGAGTATGCGTTCGAGCAGTACGCTAAAAAGGGTTTCCATAAAGCCTTCAGAGATGAAGAGAAGCAATCGGATGTTTATTGGCTTGCATGGGAAGTCACACGCAGATCAGGTGAAACTGTTAAGCCTTACGGGATGGAGTTCATTGAAACGCTGAAAAGCGTGGAAGTGTTGGACTCTGACCCTTTAGCTTAAAGCGCGATCTTCCATTCACCTACCTAATTGCTAGGCTAAGCATTAGGTTGGGAATCGCGCCACAGCAATTGTTAGATCTTGATAAGACCATGCTCGATGCATTAGTGCAAGGGCTAAAGGATGAAGCGAAAGAGGTGAGCGATGCCAACACAGGTAACAGGCGCGGTAGAGCTTAGAAAAGCCCTCAAAAAGTTCACTCCAGATCTTGCTAAGGAAACACAAAAGGAACTAGGCACAATCCTAAAGCCAATTACAAACAAGGCTAGAGGATTTATACCTTCAACATCACCTTTAAGCGGATGGGCTAATCAAGGCACAGGTGCGTGGGAACGCATCGAGTGGTCATCGGGAGAAGCAAAGCGTGGCATTGGATACAAAGCAACACCATCCAAGCCTAATCGCTCAGGCTTTCGTTCCCTTGCTCGCATTGTTAATGCATCACCTTCAGGCTCTATCTATGAGACTGCCGGTCGCTTAAATCCACAAGGCAGACCACAAGCTCCATTGTCTAAGGTAGTAGCCCCCGGACATGTTAATTTTGGCAAGACAATCAGATCAGGTTCTAAGGGTCAATCTCTTAGCAATAATCCTAATGCTGGTCAGCAGTTCATCGAAGCCTTAGATCGAACAGGCACAATTGTTAATGCTTTCAAGCGAGCAGAAGGTGCATCGGGTCGCGCCACTCGCAAGATGAAAGGTCGCGCAATCTTTCGCGCATGGGCAGAAGATGGCGGAAAGACTAACGCAGCTGTTATTAAGGCAATCGAAGATTCAAAAGTTAAGTTCGAGAACTACACACTGAAGGCGGCTAAGTAATGGCAGCAGATGTAAGAATTGACATAGCCGCCCAGTTCGTAGGCAAGAAGGCATTTAAGGAAGCTGAAACTTCCACAGACAGATTGACCAAGAATGTCAAGGGTCTTGCTAAAGGCTTGCTCGCTGTTTATAGCGCACAGAAAGTTCTGTCTTATGCAAAGGCTTCTGTTAAGGCTTTCGCAGAAGATGACAAAGCAGCTAAGGCATTAGGCACTACTCTAAAGAATCTGGGTCTTGCTTACGGATCTAACATTGGAACAGTCAATGGCTTCATCTCTCGCCTTGAAATGCAGACAGGTGTGCTCGATGATGAGCTACGCCCTGCAATGGATCGCTTGCTTCGTGCTACAGGCGATGTCACTAAGTCTCAGGAATTGCTTGGGCTTGCACTTGACATCGCGGCTGGAACTGGCAAGTCAGTCACCCAAGTTTCACAAAGCTTGCAAAAGGCATACTTAGGACAAACTCAGGCACTAGGTCGCTTGGGTGTAGGACTTACAAGGGCAGAACTTTCGACATCAACCTTTGAGCAAATCCAAGAACGCCTATCGGTTCTATTCGCAGGTCAAGCAAGCGCAGCAGCTGATACCTATGCAGGTTCACTTGCTAAATTAACTGTTGCAAGTAACAACGCTAAAGAGACTATTGGTCAGGGGCTTGTTGATGCCTTAATGACAATCACTAACTCTAATACGACAGATGAGTTCATTGCCAAGATCGACAAGGCAGCACAGTCAATTGCTAACTTTGTTCGTGAGACAGGCGAGTTCATCAAGATCACTAAGTCAATCTTTGACTTTAAGAATCTTTCATTCTTTGCACCTTCTGGCGGTTTATTCGGTGATGGCAAGGGATTCGGTAACATCTCGATGACTGTATCCTCACAGGATACTCAGCGAGCAGATGCTATTGCTCGAAAAAACGCTACAGCGATCACAAAGCTTACAAAGGAACAAGCAGCAGCACAGGCTAAGATCCTTAAAGATAAGAAACTTGGCGCGGCTATTGACAAGGCTAACCTTGCTCTTAACAAGGGCAGCGATGTCTTTGACATGGACAAGATCCAGATTGCAGCAGCTCTTACTAATCAGGCTGAGCAACTAGGTAGAGCAACCAGCGCATCTCAGGTATTGCAGATCGCTAACGATACTGCTCGCCTGAATGTCAAGAAGTCAATCCTTGCCCTAGAAGATGCTATTGCGGCAAAGGATGAAGCGGCAATCATTGCTGCAACGGCTAAACTAAATGCAGATCTTAAAGTGCTTGGTGCGCTTGGCTTGCAAAATGTAAAACTTCAGGACATTAAATCAATCCTTGACACCTTAAAGCCTAAAGACCTTATCAACATCTCTAATCTAGAAGAAGCATTGCGCTTACTTGGTCAGATCAATCTGGCTTCTACTGGCTCAAAGACAATTCCAACCAGCGCATCTTTAGGTTCTGGAATCCCAGCAGGGGATTACATTGCGCCTATCTCCACAGTCGGTGGCTCAATTGAAGCGATCCTAGAATACGCGGATGCAGCAGCAGCTCGCGCTAATGCCTTTGCAGACTTGCTGGACATGGAGAACGCATCGGCTTCAAGCCAGATGGCTTCTACACTTGATCTGGAAAGCATTGCTCGCTCATCTCTATTGCAGGGTCTAGCAGGTGGCGCAGGTGTGTCAGGTGCGGTAAGCGGTTCACGCTATGCAGCACAAGCGGCTAATGCCTATAACATCACCATCCAGACAGGCATCGGAGATCCTAACGCCATTGCAGAGGCTATCGATAATGTCCTACGCGAAGCGCGAGACAGAGGAACGCTAACAGCACTATGACATGGCTTCCAGAGTGGCGAGTTACAGTAGGTGATGATGTTTATACGACTGTCACCTCTGTTTCCTATGCCTCTGGTCGGTTAGACATTGATAGACAACCCACAGCAGGTTACTGCCGAGTAGAGATCATTAACACAGACAATTCACCTTTCACCATCAATGTCACAGAACCAATCTTGTTAGAGCTAAAGAACTCATCTGGCACTTATGTCACAGTCTTTGGCGGAGAAGTATCAGACTTCAACATTGGTGTTAGAAGCCCAGAGACTTCAGGTTATGTAACCACAGGCACAATTCTGGGCATTGGATCACTTGCCAGACTGACTAAGGCTATTTATAACACTGCACTTGCAGAAGGCTTAGATGGCGCACAAATTGCAGCCATTCTGGGTTCATCCCTCAATCTTTCATGGAATCAAATCACGCCAACTGTCACATGGGATACCTACCCAGTCACTACCACATGGAATGATGCAGAGTCTTACATCGGTGAAGTGGATTCAGGCTTCTACACCATGATTGCTGTTGCAGCTAGTGCTTCTTCTAAGTCTCAAACACTTGCAGACCAGATTGCGAATAGCGCACTCGGAGCAGTTTTCGAGGAAAAAAATGGAGATGTTAGTTATGCAGATGCAGACCACAGATCTAACCTACTTGCAGCAAATGGCTATACTTTCCTCGATGGCTCGTACGCCACACCAAGCTCTATCACTTCAACAACTCAGACTTCTCGCATCCGTAACAGCCTTATCTATCGCTACGCCACAGGATACGGATCAACCTACAGCACCTCAGATTCCGACTCTATAGCCTCGTACGGACTCTTTGAGCGTTCCTTTGACTCTAACATCAAGAACCTTGCAGACATCACTGACATCGCCACTAGAGAGCTTAATTTAAGGCGTAGTCCTAGAGAGCAACTGGGTGTGATTACCTTCCGCCTAGATAATCCAGACATCGGCAATGCCATGCTTGACAGCCTTATCGGGATCTATTTTGGTCAGCCTGTCCTTATCAACAATCTGCCTAGCAACTTACTTGGTGGCACTTTTGAAGGTTTTGTTGAGAATGTCGCACTTCGAGCAACACCTACCTTTGTGGACATTACTCTCTACATTACAGCAACAGATCTATCCCTCAGCACGACTCAATGGGAAACAGTCATTCCTAGTTCATTAGCTTGGACAGGCGTAAATGGTACACTTATCTGGAACAACGCGACAGGAGCATTAACTTAATGGCAACGACCCCGAACTTTAACTGGAGCACTCCAGACAACACAGGACTGGTTAAGAATGGTGCTCTGGACATTCGCACACTTGGCAACTCTATTGATTCCTCAATGGCAGATCTTAAAGGTGGCACTACTGGTCAGGTGCTTACTAAGGCATCAAACACAGACATGGACTTCTCATGGGTCGCAGATGCGACAGGTATTCCTGCAACTATTTTTGATGCTAAAGGTGACATTATCGCTGCAACAGCGGCAGACACAGCTTCTCGTTTAGCGGTAGGTACTGATGGTCAAGTTTTAACAGCAGACTCAACTGCTGCAACAGGTTTAAAATGGGCAAGTGCTGGCTCTAGCGGAGCATTAACTAAGATTACCTCAGCTACATTTACAAATGTTGCCGATACAGGCACAACTTTTGACAATGTTTTCAGTAATACATACAACAATTACACAATTGTGTTTTCGGACATTTTGGGAAGTTACAACGCTGATTTAAGGTTTCGAGTAAAAAACTCAGGTGGAACTGTAAGTAGTGCTTATTATGGGGCATTTATGCAGAACGGAACTGTCACCACTGTATCTAATGCGGCTCAATTTAAGTTGATGCTACTTAATACAGAAACATCAAGCGCGACAATGACATTTGCTCGTAACTCAACACCTTCACAATGGGCTTATTATGGGATGCAAAGATTATCAAACAACATGGTTAGCGGTGCAGGTAATAACGATACAGTTGGAGCAAACGCTGCCACTGGTTTTATTCTTTCCGCAGATGGTGGAAACATCAGCGGCTTTGTCGCTGTTTATGGATTGGCAGACTAATGACAACTAAGGCAGAAAAAGTAGCAGAATTAAAAGCATTGTATCCAGAAATCAAAATTGGAAGTGATGAAATTGGATACACCAATCTAAGCAATGCAGATTATGAAGCCAGAATTGCTGAGTGGGCTGATAACGCACTTGCAAAAGAAGCTGAAGTTTTAGCAGCGGCACAGGCTAAGGAAGCATTACTCGCTAAATTAGGCATTACCGAGGATGAAGCGAAGCTCTTACTTGGATGAAGGTAAAACTCTCTAAGGCTGCTATCCAGTTAAGGGAGCAGATCGATGACTCATTTCCAGATCGTGACCGCACATCGGATGGTTGGATCGGTGATACCCGACACGCTGCTCGCAAGTCAGATCATAATCCAGATGAGCAGGGCTGGGTTCGTGCCATTGATGTGGACAAAGACTTATTCAAGGGCGGTAAGCCAGACATCATGGGAGATCTTGCTGATCAGCTTCGTACCTTGTCCAGATCCAAGAAAGACAAGCGTATTAGTTACATCATTTACGATGGAAGAATCTGCTCACGCATCCTTAACTGGAAGTGGCGAAAATACACAGGGGCTAACAAACACAGTAAGCACATGCATGTTAGCTTTAAGAAAGAAGCTGACAATGTTGGTGCTTTTTTTCAAGTATCTATGTTAGGCGGAGAATAATGAAGAACATCAAGAACCCTGCAATCCTAGCTGCTGGAGCATTCCTAGCTGCTTGGGCATCGAGCAACTTTGATCTTGACTATCGCGCAGTCCTATGGGCTGTTCTATCAGGTGTATTCGGATACGCCACGCCCAAGAAGTAATGAGTCCGCAAGACATCGCAGCAATCGTTGCAGCGGTGACAACAGTAATCGGATCATTCGCTATGGCAGTGCGTTGGTTAGTTAAGCATTATCTAGCAGAGCTAAAGCCCAATGGCGGTAGCTCTATGAATGACCGACTCAATCGATTAGAAGCGCGTGTCGAGACAATCATTGTCCTCTTAGATAGGTAACAATTATCCTATGGCAAGAAAACCTACTAAAGCATTAGAGGATCAAGGCTACTCAAAGCTCGATGCTTATTGCATCGGATTGCATGAGTATTGGAAGTCATTACGCAAGGCTGGATTTACTGAAGGCATCGCGTTATTTATGATTACAGATGTTCCCTCTTACCCTCGCTGGATCTTGCCAGACCCAATCGAACCAGAGAAGCTGGGCGATTACGAGGACGATGAGGATGACGATTAAGCGAATTGTCGTAGTTTCGGACTTACAAGTTCCATACCATGACAGGGTTGCAACTCGTAACCTTGCTTCATTCATCAAGAAGTTTAAGCCAGATCAGGTTGTCACCATTGGTGATGAGATTGACCTTCCACAGATAAGTAAGTGGGAAGAAGGGCGCATGGGCAGTTATGCCCAGACCTTAGACGATGACCGCAATGAGGCTGTGCAGCTGCTGTGGGATCTAGGCGTTACAGATTGTATCCGTAGCAATCACACAGATCGCCTGTATAACATCATCATGGCTAAAGTTCCTGCCTTTGGTGCATTGCCAGAACTACGCTTTGAGAAGTTCATGAAGTTCGATGAACTGGGTATCACCTTCCATAAGAACCCAATGCCTATTGCACCTAACTGGATTGCAGTGCATGGAGATCACACACCGATCAAGCCACAGGGGGGCTTATCAGCCCTAGAGGCGGCTCGTAGGCATGGCAAGAATGTCATCTCAGGACATACTCACAGAGCAGGGCGTTCAGCCTTCTCAGAGGCTTCTGGGGGGCGTATAGGGCGTGTCCTGCATGGTGTCGAGGTAGGCAATCTCATGGACTTTAAGCAAGCGGCTTACACTAAGGGCGTAGCCAATTGGCAGCAAGCCTTTGCTATTATCTATGTGAACAAGAACAAGGTTCAGGTGGATCTCATCAACATTGAGAAGGATGGAACATTCATCGTGGCTGGAAAGTCGTACGGACGAGCCAGATAATCTAGCCTGTGGATAACCCCCTGGGGATTTCGTTATCTAATTGTTACCAAAATAAGCGTGTTTTTGTCATGTCGTTGTGTCACACTTACGAAGTAAGCCAATCAAGGGCATTGGATACAGTTAGGTAAGTAAATGCAAACTATGGAAAAAGTAGAGATTGTTTATTGCGATCTATGCGATAAAGCCACTTATGTTTCAGCGATGATGTATCACTATCAGAACCCATGTTCTAGCTTCGTTCTAGGGTATGACTGTATGTGTTTAGAAGCCGATGATTGGCAATGCCGTTGTGAGGTGGCATAATGGCTAACACAGACAAACTGCTTCTGATCTGCATCTTTGGAATGATTGTAGGCTTTATTATAGTGATCATCGATGTGCAAAAGACAGCTTACAAAAAGGGCGTACGCGATGGCTATCATCGAGGTCGCAGTTACAAGGGGCAGGAATGAGAGCCAATGAAATCCTCTTATCCGCCACAGACACTATCCGCGAGCGTGGTTTATCGTATGGTCA